TCTGCATATAGTGTTGAAACTTGTGATGAAGATAATTCTTTTTGAAATATTCTTACTTGGTCTATTTTTCCTGTTAAAGCATAATAACTACCTGTTGCCCATTTTCCTAAAGTAATTTCATTAGTTATGCTTGATAATGAATTTGGTGAATTTTCAGTCAATAATAAATTGCCATCTAAATATAATAATGCTTGTGAACTTGTGTAAGTAAAAACTATATGATGCCAAGTATCATCTCTTAAATCAGTTGTTGAAACTGTATCGTTATTCGGGTTACCAAAATTAAAAAATAAATATCCTGTAGTTGGTTTTAACGCTATATCAAATCCATTAACACTACTTGAACCTGCAGAACCAATTATTGTTGCTTCACCATTATCTCCTGTTTGTGTACTTGAACAATTAACCCATAAACTAATTGAAAAACTATTACCTGCTAATGTATCATTTAAATTAGTTAAAACCACACCTGATGTACCCGAATTACTACCATTAAAATAAGCACCTGCGCCAAACTTACCTCCGTTAATAGAATGTCCTGCAGCACCATCTCCCTCGTATAATACTACTCCAAAATGTTCACTTGGTACTAATCCTCCTGCACCTGCTGTAGCTCCTGCACCAATTAATCTTTTATTTAAACCCATTTATTAAATTGTTGGGAAATCAAATGTAATAACTGCACCTTTTGCACTTAAAGCATTGATTTCAGTTTCAGTTGTATCAGATAATTCTCTTAAATCTTCTCTTGCATCAGCTATCTCTTGTGGCACTTCTGTTCCATTATCAGCTTTTCTAATAATGTACCAATCTGTTTTTGCAAGTTCACCACCAATTCTATGTTTAAAATTAGTAATTGCTTGTTCTTTTAATTCGCTTAATGACTTATCAAATGACTTGTTAGATATGTCTTTTCTAAAACAAGTGGCTTCTGTATCCCAATATATCTCACCTAAATCGTGTATTCTTGAATCATAGCTATCATCTATGATTACATTAAAAAGACCATTGTTTTCCATTTCATCTTCAGTCCACCCTTTTGTGTTTAAATGCAATCCAGTTGATGACCTAAATGAATTTGGTAATGATTGATAAAAAGTTATTACACCTGCGTTATTTACTGCTTTCATATTATGCTACTTTATTTATTGTTGCGAATTGTTCTGTGTTTCCATTTGTAGAAACTATACTTATTAAATTTTCTCCACTTCCATCATACGTTGAAGCATTTGTAAGTTCTTTTACACTTGATGGTAAAGTTAAAGCGTGATTACCACTTATAACTAAATTAATTTGCATACCTGTTGATACATTAGCAAAAGTCAATGTTGTGTCTCCACTTAATGTTTTAGTAAATGTTGTAGCAGTTGCCCAATCTACTGATGTTCCACTTAATGCTGCTGCAGTTGTAAACTCTGCACCTAATTTAGCATAAGTTACTCCATTATCTTTTATTCTTATAGCATCTGAATTTGTTTCAATTGTAGAATCATCAACATTAACAGTTAAAGTTACATCACCACTTGTTCCCCCTCCAGTAAGACCATCACCTGCAACAACACTTGTAATATCTCCTGCAGATAAAGTTTGCCAAGAAAAGCTACCATCACCATCTGAAACAAGATATTGTCCCGATGTTCCATTACCACTTACATTTAATCTTTGTGCATCAACCGCATTATCTGCAATCATTGCACTTGCAACCTCTCCAGTTGATGAAGTTCCGATCATAGTTCCTTTTGCAGTAGACACAATAACACCTGTATTGGTTAATGTCAAACCAAGTGCATTACCTGCACCATCTGTCAATGCTTGTGCTGAACTATCAATTGCACCATTATCACCAACTTTAAGCAGTGAAGTATAAGTATCTTTTATTTTATTACCTGTTAAACTTGCCATAATTTATTTTTTATAATGATTCCCAGTTTTTATTTACGTTTTGCCATTGTTGTTGATTCTTATTCCAATATTGTCTTACTTTTTGAATAGCAATAGAAACCTTGTTACCCATTTTTGCTATATTCAATCCTAGTCCTAACATACTATTCTATATAAGCAATTACTTTACCTGCTGCACAACTTATTGTATGAAATGTTCCATATATAATTAATCCTGCTGATAACTCTAAACTTGTTATTGATGTATCACCACCTGTTGCTGCATTTGTACAAGTAATTGTTGAATCTTCCATTGCCTGAATAGCATTGTATTTTTCACCAACTGTTGAAGTTCCTGATTGAGCAATAATTCTTAAACCAAATTCTCCAAAAGCTGCTTTTTGATAATTTCCTGAATAAAATAAATCGTTTGACATAACTAAATAATTTACTACAAAAATAATAAATTAATAATTAATGCTTTCGACCTTGTCCTCGATACTTTTTTTTGTAACCACTTTGCCCTTTTGAAGCATTTTTACTATGCCTTCCAGGTCTTTTTTTCTTTGGCTTTTCTATATAAGAAACGAATACATTTCTCGCCATTAGTTCGACTTGTTATTAAACTTCTCAAATGTTCTCATTCCTCCAAGACCAAGCATTCCAATTAACACTGTCATTAAATGTTCCATTTGCAGGGCAGGTGGTGCTGATTCAACTCCAACATACCAAACAAGCAAATCTCTCAAAACAAAATTATATGCAAGTGCAAAACCACAAACCCAACCTATAAATGGTCGCCAACCTGCAACAAAAATTGTTCTGTGCTTGGCTTCTTGTTCGTTGATTTGTGCTTGTAGTTCAATTAATGTTTGCGGATCAATCTCTTTACCCTTTATAAGCTCTCTTATTTCTAATCCAAGACCGCCAATATTATCACTTGTTTTAAAGCCTAATAGTTTTTTTAATAGTTTAAGCATTGTAATCTATATCTAAATCAAAATGTGTGTATGTTGAATAACCTTTTCCAGGTTTTCTTTTAGCTTGGTAGCAAAGTTTTCTATTATTTCCCTTTACATAAGAAATATGAATCCAAGCAGGATTATTATCATCACCTAATTCCCATATAAGTTTATCAAAATCCATTTCATTTTTAATTATGTAAAATAATTCACAATTAGTAATGCCAGTAGCATCTAAATCTATTGCACAACCCTTAATGTGTTGTGATGTTGCAGCAGCACCTGAAATAGCATTATTTAATTGCTCTGATCTAAAAAAACTATTTACTATAATTGGTTCACCTACTTTTTCTCTTAAAGGTTCAAAAAACTCCTCTGCCAATATTTTCATATTCGCTAATTGTTCTTCGTTAGGTGTGTTTTTGATTTTTAATTTTTTAGCAGTTGCAGAACCAAATGCTTCTTTCCAAGATATATTTGTACTAAAGTTTTCTTTTTTAGATTTTGCCATAATTATTAATTTTGTTGAACTCTGTTTGCAATGTCAATAATTGCTCTGTAATAAGTTTTCTCATCATCATCATCATTACTATAAGCAACTCCATTAATGTTGCTTGTAAACACATTAAAATTGTTTGATGAAAGGTCAAAGTAATCTGTTGTAGATGTCTTAATTAATTCTAAAATTGATTCTACAATATCATTTACTTGTAATTCTCCACCATCATCAGAAAAGAAAGAAGTAACCACCTCGATTCTTGTAATACATTCTACTATAAAATCACTTTGATTTTGATTTGTTTGTGCAGAATCAGCAGAATACACAATTATATATGGTTCACTTTGAGTAGATGGAACACGATTATATACAGGTATATTTGCACCACCATAACTTACATTTCCATTTAAGAGCGTAAATATCTTTTGTCTTATAAATCGTATTGGTTCTTTCATCTTAAACTTCTTTTAATTGCATTGTTTAAATCTAACATTAACCTTTTTAATCCTGTGTTTATTTTACTAAAAAAGTAAGGTTGTGCTTTTTGAAATCTTGTACCAAATTCAAGAAACCCTGAATAAGGTGCTTTAGATTCTATTGACTTATCTTTTGCATTATAAACAACATTATTTCTTAAATTACCTGTATCAACAGGAATAGGTGGCAATTTTATATCTCTTGATATTAATAATCCATTTTTATCTATTATCATATCAACACCTTTTGCACCAAGAGCATCTAACTTGTCAAACATTTTATTGACTTTACGAAAATCAGATTTATTAACTCTTATTTCCATTATTCCCTTTTTGTTGCAGTTATTGTTGTATAATATTTATAATTGCTATTGAACATATTGTTTATTTGAAATTGACCACTCTCATTTTCAATTTCTAACAAATCTGTTGTATTTATAGCATCAGCAGTTTTTTTCCTAACAGTAAGTTCAATCACAAGGTTTCTATCTCTTTTACCATTCTTCGTTGCTACATCACCCCCTGTGTAGTTTACATTTGCCCAAATCGTTGTTTGAGTTGCAAGAGTAGATGAAAACCCACCAAACCCATCAGCAGTTTTAGATTGTCTTTTAATCAAAACTCTTGTATCTAATTTCCCTGCATTCATTATATAAACATCGTTTTATAACCACTTAATATTTCTTTCACATTTGTAGGAAGATCATTCACATTTTGACCAATTACAAAATCAGTTCTATTGTCGTAAAGTGTTGAAACAAGCTGAAGATTTGCTTCAATTAAAAAACTATCATTCATTCCTGCCGTTGTATAGCTAACAATAACTTCTTTTGATGGCAAACTATTAAGTTCAACAATCGTATCATCAAGACCATATTCTGTATAAGCAGTTGTTGCAGTTCCCTCAACTGTTATTGATTGAATTGAAGCTATGGGCGAAAATGGAAGAACAAACCTTTCATCAACACTCGCTAAATACAACTTTCTTGTTTTAGCAGCTATGTCTTTCGTAATGTAGTTTTCTATTATAATCCTGGCTTGTGTTATCATTTGACCTATTAGAGTATCATCAGCACTTGTATCAACTCTTAAATAAGATTTAGCAGTTGCCGTGTTGATTATCTCTGATCCTGTCGTAGCAGTTATCTTTATTTGTGTATGAAAACGATTTAAAGGATTGCTATAATATTTCATTACTTATTTTTTTTAATTTTTTTCTTGTATGCTTGTTTTAATTCCTTTGTTTCTTTTGTCTTTTTAGTTTCTCTTTCTATGATTCCTAAAAACACTAACATATCTTCTAACATAATTTATTATTTAAAACAAAAATACAAAAAAAATGCACCATAAAGTTTACAGTGCATTTGATTGAAAAAGAATAAAGAAAGAAAAAACTATTTGAAGTCAAAGTTATTAAAATATTTTGAATAATCATTTTTTAAACTTAATCTTACTGCTAGTCTTTTACCATCATTTTTAAAAATGAAAAAACCTTCAAATTTTTCTACCCATATTGCAAAATAATCTACATCTTTTTTTTCATAATTATGTTTCCACTGTATATGAATAGTTTTTCTATATTTTTGATAACCTTGAGTTGTTGATTTTATTTGGACACGATACATATTGTCTCCTGTATCAGCTATACAATCATAAAAAGAAGTATGAAGTAGGGGGTAGGAAACTTTTATATCTCGTTTAAGACATTCAATACCGAACTTATATTCAGCAATACAACCCTTTGAATTGCTATCCACGAAAATAAAGTTACAAAAAAAGTGGCTAACCGAAATTAACCACTTGACTAATAAAAACTAATTAATATGAAAAAAAAATTATTCTAACGTACTATAATAACAAACATTAGAACAATATTGTTTAGGAATATCAATATGGCTTTTAAACTCAATACCACAATTTAAACACTCCTTTGTTTCTATTTCTTCTCTTTGGTATCTTTCAATCTCTAGGTGATCCATCTTTTTTCTTTTTACTTTCAATTATTGTATCCTCTATTCCATAAGCATAACTTAAAACCTTAAAATAAGTGTCTTGTGTTATGTCATTTATATCCCAATGATTAGATATAATCTTCATTATTTTTGGTGCTATTTTTTTATTTACCGCCATTATCTTACTAACCAAAATAAAAAGTTAATTGCTAATGTTGCCCAAAATGTAAACATTCCTAATACCCAACAAAAATATTTTAATATTCTTTTTTGCAGTTCTTTATCTACTGGCATATTTATATCTTGTTGTGTTGCTTTATATATTACTTTCATTATACACTAAATATTTCAGAGATTGACCATAAGCAAAAGAATATACCAATGCCTAAAACCATAAAACTTACAAATGTTAAAAATTCTTTAAATTGTTCTTTATTCATTATTTCTAATTTTGTTCAAAGTAAAGCAATATATTTATTATATGCAAATATTTTTTACATTATTAATATTTTTTTATATATTAGATGTATGGAAAGAAAACAAGAAGTGTATATCAAGTATAGAGTTAAATATAAAAACGATAAATACCAGCCTGAATATATTGGAGGTCGTGAAGACTTACAATACTTCAGACACAAGAATTTTCCTGCTTTAATTGATAACTTCAAAAGAAATATAATATGGGATACTGCTGATGCAGTTGAATCTATTAAATGTTTTTTTGAAGGTGTTGATAATGATTTTAAAAGGAATCACCCTGTCATTAAATCAGCAATTAAGCATAAAGGAAGAATCTATTATGGTGGTAGTTATTTAAATAAACTCTATAAATGGTACTTTAATAAATAAAAAAAGGGGGTATAGAACCCCCCTTTAATTATATAAACTCTAATTAATTATAGAGCTGCAACTACTGTAGCGAATGAACCTCTACATAGTGCATTTGGTAAATAAGTAGTCATTGCAAGTCTTTCTTGAACTCTTACTGTTACAAAATTCTTTTGTACGTTGTCAGTATCTTGCTCAAAAAATTCAACACTTACATTCTCTCTCTGCCAAATTTGTGCAGCTTGTGAAAAATTACCTACGATAAATTCTCCTTCTGCCATTGCAGTTGAGATTCTAAATGGTACTCCCATAAATGTTGGTTGTAATCCTTGATAAACTTGATCTTTTAAGTATCTACTATCACCATCTTTAAGTGCAAGAATCTTGTGAAAGTCTGTTGGGTGCATTAAAATCCCATCTGAAGTATAATTAGCTTTTGCAACTTGGTTAAGTGCAGTAATTAATACATCAATGTTTTGTGGGTTTGCAATAACACCATCAGCGAATCCTGAAGCAGCATTAGACCAAACAGTAGCAGAATTTCTCAATCCTTCTAAATTTGGTGCAGTACCGTTTCCACCTAATAACTGGTCATCTTCAACTGCCATTAACTTGCTTGGCACTCTTGCCGAGATGTAAGATGTTAATTGCTCTGTATCATCAAGCATTTGCTTTGATAATCTTAAGTAAGTACCAATTAATTCTACATTAGCAGTAGAAGCAGTTAAGTTAAAGTCAGTTTGTCCAAGTGCAGTACCTTCTGCTTTAGCAGCAGCACCTTGTGTATAAGCAGATTCTTTAATATATCTTATTGTGTCAGAGTTTGTAGTTCCAACAGGTACGATTGATCTTACGTGAACCTCATTTGAAGGATCATACTTTATACCAGGTACTCTTGTTGCTGCGATAACTTCACCAGTATAATCTGCACCAGTTGTCATATCAGCTTTCACTTCGAATGAAGCTGCTCTTGATTGTCCTTTTTTAAGACCTTCAATTGCACCACCTTCGATAGCTTCTTTTAAAGCACCTTTAAAGTTTACTGGCTTACTTTCGATAGCATTTTTTTTAGCTGCCATTTCGATAGTATCCATTCTTTTTTGCATTTCATCATTCTTTGCAAGATATTCGTTAGATAAGTTTGAAATTTCACTTTTAAGTGATTCTTCAATCTCACCTTTCGCATTATCTTGAGCCGAATTAAATGCTTTTTCAATTTTAGAATCAACTAAATCTCCGATTTGGTCTAATTCTTTTTTGATTTCATCGTTCATTTTTTACGAATTTAATTTATTAAACAAATAATTATAAATATCACTATTATCAGCTTTTATCTGTGTCGGCTCTGTAACTTCAATTTCGGTTGGCAAAGTGGCACTATCGTTAAAAATAGATTTTAGCTTAACGAGTTCTGCTTCGATAGCATAACCCATATTGTCAGAAATGTTACCCTTGCGAATTAACTTCACAAGTTTATCAAATCTTTTCAATACTTTCTCCTTATCTACATTCCCTTTTACATCTAATATCATTGCTTCATCATTTGCAGCAAGTGTAACGGCAGAAATCTCATAGAGTTTTACCTCTGTTAGTTTTCTATTGTAATCATCACCCATTCCTGCTTCTTTCTGAAGTGGTAATATACCAACACTATTTTCGGTAATTACCCCTGCTTTCATAAGTTCTAATACATCAGTTCCAAGTTGAGTTTTTGGTATTTTCGCTTCAAACATTAATCCTTTATCATCTTCATATAGATTTACCATTTTTCCCAATGGTTGATCCATATTGTGTTGATATAAATACTTTACACGACTTCCATTCTCCATAATCGTTTTTGTATATGCACCTGGTGTAATTATATCACCATCGCTATCTACGTTGTTAAACACTGAACCATACCCTTTTACGATTCCACTCTTTTCATCGGCATCAATTAATTCACCGATTGGACTTGACTTATATATTATGTTTTCCATTTTACAAAGATATTAATTTTCTATATATATTAATTCACCACCATCGAGTTGATTTGTCTTTTCAATAATTGATATTTGCCTACCATTTGAATTCTTTAACATTTCAGTAATAACATCAATATCAAATTGCATAATCCAAAAACCAGGTGATTCAGCTTTTGGGTGTAAGTTTTCGTATTGTTCTACAAGTTTTTCAAATTCATCCATTTGTTTTATTTATTAAAGTTTGTATTAATTGCCTTGTTTCTTCATATATTTCAGGGTACAAGTATTTGAATATTTTATTTCCTTGATAAAAATTTTCAAATGAATGTGCCATTACTTCTGCATATTGACCATAAACACCTCTGCTTGTGTAATATGATTTAGAATGACCAAAACCAACTTTATTTTTAGTTAAAGCACCAAAAAAATCTGACATTGCACCGTGTTCATAAAGAAAATCCATTCTGTCCATATCACTAAATTTTTCTCTTAATTTAGCAATCTTCTGCCTATCATTTAATCTTCTAAATGGTTGTAATTTTTGTTGTTGTATTTCATTGCTTTGTTTGTATCCTAATTGTTTTCTCCATTTTTCAAAAGCATTTTTAACATCATCATCTAAAATTGGTTTAGATTTTGCAAAAACATTAACATCTGCCCATTTTCTTTGTTTATGAACGATATGTCCTATTTCGTGTACTAAAACCTGGTTAAGTTTAAATTTTGTGTTATGTGTCTTAATGTTAATTTCAACTCTATTTCCTTGTGCAAAAGAATCCCCCCTTTGTTTTATTTTTATACTCATAGGTTTGTTTAACAATTTTGTTATCTCCATTGCTTTATCATCAATATCATAACCTTGTTTTTTTAATTCATCAATTTCTTTTGGATAAAAGTTTGGTTTTCCTTCTTGAACAACTCTTTGTCGTGGAACTCTTACTGGCATTGGTTCAATTCTTTGTGGTATTGCACCCTGTATAATTTCTTCTTTAGGGAATGGTGCATTGGTACATCTACAATTAATGACATTTGCAGCACTTCCTCTACTATCACCTGGATAACTTAATTCCTCACCACCAACTAAAAAGTTTTTGTCCATATCAACTACTTGTCCATTGGCTTGAATATGATCTATTCTTGTTCTATTATCAAAAGTTGCAATCCATTCTTTTTGAAGATTCTCTTTGCCAAATACATCGGTAGCACTTTGATTCGTTGCATAGTTAGCAGCATTAACACTTTCGGTTCTAACAATTCGTTTTGCATTATTAACTGACATATTTTTAAACTTCTTTCGCAGTATTCTCCCTGCTTGTACCTCATTCATTGATTGAAAGTCAGGATCTGCCATATATCTTTGTAATGTCTTTATTAATTCTTTTCTTCGATTACCACCCACACTAACTATTCTTGCACCTGCTACTTCATTTCCTATGTATGCAAACTTTTCATTCCATATATCCTCATATTCAATATGAGTGTTTTTAGTTATGTATTTCTGAAAGTTTTGAGCATACCACTTGGCAAACTTATTTCCAACCTCCTGGTACAACTCTACATAAAGAGTTTTTAAGTCGCTATCTTTAAATTTAAATTGTAAATCAGGTATTTGTTTATTGGCTTTTAGAAACTCATCAATTATTTGATTGTTTTCACCCACAAGATATTTTATCCATTTCTTATCTTGTTTCGCTTCTTCAATGTCTAATTGATTAAGCCAATCCTTATGATAAGTTTTTTTGAATTTTTTAGTCAGCATTTTGAGAAATCTTTTTAGCCCAAGAAATCATTGCTTTACCACCCCAAAGATTATAAGCAACATACCCTTTGTCTTTATAAGGTTCGTTTCTATAATCCTCTGATATTTTTGCATTATCCTCGTGTCTTGCTAAAAAGCTATTGATTCTTTTTACAGTATCAAGTGATATTGGTTCTCTATTTGCAAGTTGATTTGCTCGTTTCCAACCAACTTCTGTACCACCTTTAACTACATCACGACCATATTTCTCTCTCCATTCTAACATTCTTTTAGCATTGTTGGTTGCACCTTGTGGATAATTAGTATAAGAATCTTGTTTTTGAATTATCTCTTGTTTATCATCTTTAACATCTTGTCCAATAATCGCTATATAATCATCGTGTGAAGCACACGGCATATAAATAGCATTGCCATTCTCATCGTGTGAATGAATACCCGAACAACCAAGTTGTTCTGCTCTTTGTGTTGCTTGTGATGCAGTTGTAAAAACATCTTGTCTTATTTCTCTTTTAACATCAAGAAGTTCATCATAATTTACTTTAACACTTTTAAAATCATCTACAATCACTTCATCTTGTAATGGCATAAGATTCATTGGAACATAGTAATCGTTAAGTTTTTCGTTGTCAGCTTCAACACCATAACTCATTGCTTGTCTTTTCTCATTTGGAGTTAGCCACCAAGCCTGACTCATTTGCCCAACCACTTTATCCATTTCTTCTTGCATTTCAGAAATACTTGTGTAATCAAAGTCAATGTATAGTTTATCGCCATAAGCAGGAACTAACCATCTGTTTAATTCATCTTTGATTTTATTAAGTTCAGGAATTACTGCATTTTGATACAATGTCTTTTTAGCTTCAATTACATTGTTGTATGTAGAAGATTCTGTGTTGTTTAAAAGAACTGCAGGAACAGAATAAATATTACATAAATCCTTAATACTTGCATTGTATTGTTCTATAAGAGATAAATCAGATGCAGACATTCCAAAGTTAATCCAAGATAGTTTCTTTGGTGTTATTACAATATCACCTGCACTATTAGAACCTTGATAGTTTTGTCTAAACTTCTCTTTTAATTGTTGTGCTTGAACTTCGTTAATATCTCCCTCATCACTCATAAGCACACCTCTTGCAGTTTGATTCTGTAAATACTTCGCACCAGTTGTAATTGCTTCATTATTAGTGTCTAATGATCTTAAACCTGCTTTAAGTGGCGACATTCCATACAAATGACTACCAGTACCATCATAATACGGGTTAAAATCTTTAATGTGACAAATATCTTCTGCTGCCATCTTATATTGACCATTGTAATCTAATGAGTATGATTTAACTGGTTCAAATATACCACCACTGTTAATTTCTACTTTTTGACTTGGTAATACATATAATTCTTTGAATTTACCTTGATTGGCACCTGTTTCAGGTTTTAAACCATATATGTAACGATTACCAGTTAGTTTACCAAAAGCTATAATCTCTTGAATCCAAGCATTATAAGATTGAGCAGGGTTAGGTCTTGAAAGTAATTCGTGCAGTTCAGTATCTGCTATTTCTTCAAGGGCGTGTTTTCTTAACACCTCTGCTTTATGTAGTGCAGAACCATTAGCGATACCACTTGTCATTGCTTTGTATCTCTTTAACTCATTCTCATTTTTAATTTCATATACCTGAAATGGAATTGTCGCTGCCGTTTTAGCAATTAAGTTCACTATTGAATAAATAGTTGTATTGTATTGATAACCCTTTTCAATGTATGTGTTATCGTTTTCAGCATTCCAAATAATACTATTCCCTATGTAGTTATATATTGCTCTATTAAACTCTGCATTGGTTTGTTGGAAATTCTTTGATATGAGTTTCTGAAATCTTGATAATATTGATGCCATCGAATAACTTTTATTTTACAAAAATACTAATTAAATTACAAAAAAGTTTTCTTTCTTACCAAAGGAGGAATAAACGGCATAACGAATAGAATCCATTAAATGATTTTCCTTGTCTTGTGGCTTATTTATTATCGTTCCATCTTTTAATTCTTGCCAATAATAACTTTGATATTCTCTTAAAATATTCTTGGATTCATTACTTACATAAATATCAAACTCTTTTAACTTGGATATTCCTGCATTAATACTTCCTTGCCCTTTGGTTGCAGGTTTTATGTACAATCCTAACCTTCTCATCTCCTCAATAGATTTGGGTTCAGCAGAATCAGCATAAGTAATAACCTCGCCATACCCTTTAGCTTTTAGTATATCTACAATGTCGCTATTAGTTAAACCCTTTTGGTAAAGTATCTCGTGCAGGTAAACCCTATCGTGCTTTTTAAAGACAAGAACACAAGCAGTTGGATCATTGCTATAACCATAATCAATTCCTACAATCCCTTCTACCTCTAAATCAAATTCAGGAAATTCATCATAATCAATAAAAGTCCAGTTGTTAAATATTTGTCTTGCACTAAAGATTGCTTGTAATCCTTCTCCATATACTCTCCAGTAATCAGGATCACGCTCTTTCATTCTTTCAATCTCGTGTATAAGCTCATCAGATAAAAAGTTATTGTCTTTGTAAGTAGTTACCCAAGTATCGCAATCATCTCTTGGTATTAGGTCGCTATATAACCAATGGACAGGATCTGATGGGTTAAAATCAACGATGACCATATCTGTAGTTCTCATATTGATTTGTCTAAAATCTTCTATTGTAAGTTCGTTGCCCTCATTTAGAAATGCAATGTTTCTTTTACGACCACGAATCTTTTGGGGTTCATCTACTGAAAGAAACTCGATTAGGTGGTTATTATATTTAAAAGTATTATCAGCTTTGTTATGCACTCCTGAAAAGTAAATACCTGTTTCTTGTAGCACTATCATTATATCTCTCATCACACTTCCTCTTAATGCAGGTAATGTTTTACGAACAATAGAGATAGTTAAAGGTTTCTCTGATGATGTAAGTAAATAAACCAGGTATTGACAAACGGCTACTGTTTTTCCACTTCTTGTTCCACCTTGATGGACTTTAAATCTTTTGGTTGATCTAATAAGGTCGTAGAATTGTCTGTTACATTTTTGCTCAACTTTCTTGGTGGTGTCCATTCTATAATTGTTGATTTAACTTGATTGTCGTGTACTATCTCTTGTCTTTCAACATAACCACGTTTCTTTCCCTTTGTCTTTAGAAGAAAGATTGTAGCAGTTGTATTGCCCTCACTTATTTGTTTGTGTAGTTGTGATTCAGCAAAATCAAGTGCAATGTTCTCAATATCTTTTACTTGCTTTGCAAATTTTTCATCTTTGTTAAGATAGTCATAAAATGTAGTTCTGCCAATTCCAACTTTCTTACAAGCAGTTGTAACAACTCCCAAAGATTTTTCCAATGCTGCGATAATTGCTTTTTTAGTATGTTCGGTTTTGTTTGTTTTCACTTTACAAAAATACATAAAAAAACCCACCGATTAAAGTGGGTTAGTTTTAAAACAATGATTTAGGGGTTAAAAGGTAAACCCTAATGACATTAAATATTCTTTATTGACTATATCTTCTTTGTCTTTATACTTTGTAATTCCTTGTTGTATTACATCTCTACCTTTATCACCATATTTTTTCATAAATGTTGGTATTGTAACATTATTCCAAGATATAATTCTATATTCACCTTTTTTATTTGTACCTAACAATAAACCTTTCTTTTGAAGTTTTTCGAAATCTTTTTTTTCAAAACCAATGTTAAGTAAATCTTCCATTAATAAATCCATAGATGTAGTCCAATTATATTCTTTGTCCCAAAGTGAATCTTTGTCTATTAATTTATATATATCCTCAATGCTTTGATTGTCATAATTTATAATTTGTAGTTCTCCACCCCAAGAGTCGTCCCAACAATTACATATTTTTTTATTATCAAAGTATATATCCCATTCGTAAGATGGTGCATCGTGTCCTCGCATTTGCTTTATATTTTTTGCAGTTGCTCTTTTTAAAAATTCTTCTTTTGTTATTTTTTTCATTTTAATTATTTTTAAGTTATTATTTATATAAAGTACTTTTATTTTTATTTATGTAAGCGATAAGTTCACTTAACTTTTTAGTTTGATAAATTACATCACTATAATAATCTTCTATAAAAAAGTAATCAAGTGTTTCATCTTCACTTTTTTTGACACTTGTGTTAGGCAGATATATTGTCATTATAATTTTACCATTCTTTTCATCCCATAAACTATCCATACAATCATTTCTATAACTATTGTCCATAAACTTAATTCCTGTTTTAGCAAGTAATGTATTAGTTGTTTGTTGAGTGAAGTTAGGAGTATGTAACCCATACTCATTTATAGGTTTTACCCTATGTCTATTTAAAGAGTTATCTTCTTTTGTTATTTTTTCCATTTTAATTATTTTTAGTTATTATTAGTTTTTAATTATACTGCAATATAAAGAATATTTTACAATATAAAGAATATTTTATGTAAATAATTAGTAAATAATTGCTAACTAATTGACAATCAACGAGAAAAATTTTAATTTTATTCTACTTCAGTATAGTAATTTATGTTAATTATTACGAAGAAAAAGATTATTTGGATAGTGTGTCGTAGATCATCGGCTATGTATTCCAATCCCTCAATATCTTCGTTAGAGTAGTTAAAACCTATCCCAAAACCCCTCATAACCGATATGCTGACATCAAACATTTTACAAAGTTAGTATAATGTTTTTATAATTCTTTCTCCAACTGCTTTTACTACATCTACAGTTACTGCATTACCTATCATCTTATATCTTTGAGTATCAGAGTTATCTTCTGCAAGTGTCCAATTATCAGGAAATCCTTGTAATCTTTCACACTCTATAGGTGATAATCTTCTTATGTTTTGTTTATTAGTTATATACTGGTCAGTATTACCACCTCCTCCAGATTTTGAATGTAAAGTGTTAGCTTCATTTTTTTCGTGATAGTTTGTTACTTTACCTTTTTTATCTCTTGAATATCCAATGACTGCTTGATTGCAACTTGTTTCTAATGTTTGAGCTTGTTGTTTTCCTACTCTACCTCTACGAGTTTTGGAGCTTGGTTGTGATAAATTAACACTATCACCAGGATTTGCTATTTCATATCCTCTTTTTGTGGCAGATGAAACTTTGTAACTTTCCTCAATGTACGAACCTGTGCTGTCTGCTGTGTATCGTGAATGGATTGTATTTGTTGTAAGGAAGTCGTTTGTGTTATTATTCTCTTTACTGATTTCTCCGATAGGAAATATTTGTCCTCTACTTTTGTTTGAAGTATATCCGACAAGGTAGATTCTCTCTCTATTTTGGGGTAGAAACCAACTTGTATTAAGCAGTTGCCATTCGAGTCGATAACCCCCAATGTCGGTAAAGGCTTTGATAATTGCCCAAAAGTCCTCGCCATTGTTTGAGGAGAATGTTCCTTTAACATTTTCCCAGATAAAAAAATCTGGTTTGAATTCGCTGATGAGATTAATTGCTTCACTAATAAGGGAACTTCTATCTCCATCAAGACCTTTTCTTTTTCCTGCAAGGCTAAAATCTTGGCAAGGACTTCCAAAAGTGATGGCATTGATTCTTTTGGGTAATCTATTTCGTTGAATATTTGTAACTGATCCGACATAAGTACTATTTTTAAAATTGTGATTGTAAGTTTTTATTGCATATTTATCTATTTCAGAGTAGTAAGAATTTACTTTAAACCCTGCTTGACTTAAACCTAAATGAAAGCCACCAATACCACTAAATAAATCAAGTAAGTTTATTTTCATTAGAAAGGTATATTATCTTTAATTACTTCAAATCTTTGTTTGTCTTTATCTATTTCTTTATAAACTCCTCCGTTTTTAAAATCAGGTGCTACCATAAAATCGCCTTGTTTACCATTCTCTTTTCTCTTAACTTTTTGCACATATATTTGCACACTATCACTTCCATATATAGTTTGTTGTCCAAGATTCCTATAAACAGTAATACAATTATATGCCTTGTTAAAGAAATCAGATGACTGGGAAATATCATAAGGGTTGGGAACTCTATATTTACCATCAACACTTTCCATTTTTCTTGGGTGTGCCACTAAAAATAAATGTGTGTTTGTTTGTTGGCAAAACTGGGTTATCTCTGATAGTAGTTTTCCAACATAAGTAAAATCTCGTTGTGCAGAATGGTCTAACATATTGTATGGATCAATCACACATACATTTACACCTTTTTGGAATACAAGTTGCTTAAAAGCATCTAAAATGCCTTTTAGGGTTAAGTTTTCAATATCTATTCTAACAAAGAAAAAATGCTGCTCAATAAAATCTTTGGTATTGTTTAAATCTTGTGTGTTACAATCTTTTTCATTTACTTTATTTGCTAACCTTTTGATGTGTGATTCGTAAGGATAGCTTTCAGGTGAAAACATTGCTACTCTAAAGTCCTCTTGTAATGCAAGATTAACACATATTTGGTCGATGACATCTGACTTTCCTGCATTTGGAATCCCTGTGCATACAGTCCATTCTCCGAAGCTAATGTTATAATACTCATTAGAGTTTCCCAATCGCACATTATAATTCTTGATTCCATTCTCGTTAAAGTTTAAAACACTATCCCAAATATCGTTAATATTTAGAACACCCTCGATAGGAAAGTTCTTTGCTTTACTAACAACTTCTCGTAGTTCACTTGCACCTTTGTTGATTAATATGTCATTAGCATCTTTATAATCGCCAAATTCAACATACTTACACCTACCTTGACCAAATCTTCTTGCAAGTTCACCTCGAAGTGATAATCCTGCTTGGTCATTATCGGTACATAATATTATCTCTGTTTTATCTACAAAATATTCCCAACAGTTGTCAAGATATTCTAATCGTTGTGATCCTTTAGATGCACCATTAGGAACTGAACAAACACTATAAAGCCCTGCTTCGTGTAAAGATAAAGCATCAATTTCACCTTCAACAATATAAATCTTGTCCATTTCTTTAATATTATCAAGACCATAAAAGATTAGTTCAGCATCTTTAAAGAGTTTAAAGTTCTTTTGTCCATCACGATATTTTATGTTTATTAATTGCTTTTCACGATAGTAATTAAAGTTTATTGCTATTCTTTCTTTTTTGACTTGTGGAAAATATTCTATGGATTCGCTAATATTCCAATTAACGATTGTGGTTTCTGATATTCCTCTTTTAGCAAACCACTTTAAAGTTTTTTCCGATAGTTCAGATTTAACCTCAATAGGTTTTACATATTCTTTTTTTGCTTGAAGATTTACATTACCACTATATCCGCAATGATGACAGTTGAATAAACCTTTTGGTTCATTTATAGATAAGCACCTTTCGGTTTTCTTTTTTCTTGTACTACTGCACTTTGGACAAGTAGTGTGAAACTCACCAGTTTTAAAACCAATGTCAATTCCAAAATCTAAAAATTTTTCTTTCATTCTTTTTTCTTTTAATAATTCTTTTCAAAATCTAATTTATAAAATTTATATAAATTTTCATTCTTTATTTCCCAATTACCTGAATGTAATTCAAAAGTGGTGTTATCATTTCTTTTCCTTGTTGAGCCTTTAGGGTAATAACTCGCAAGTTCTTTAAACTTCTTTTTTGTAATCCAACCACAAATAGTCAAAATTTTTGTTTTTGAATTTATTGAACAAAATATAAAAGCATTAGCTTGGTAATTCATTTGTGTATCTAAAACATTATTTACATATTCCAATGTTGGTTGTACTTTTCTTTCCATTGTTTTTACATCAGCTTTATAAGTATTCCAATTAATATCATAGCCACCATCAAATTCATTTTTAAATTCAATAAGTTTAATTCCTAAATAATCTCTTATGACATTCTCTCCAACAATTCCTATGTATTGTTGTCTTTTATTACCATCAGCAAAACCCCTATTTCCAAAATTGATTTCTTTTATTAATCTTTTACTATGATTTATAATATTAATTTTTATTGGAATATCA